AATATATACCTATGAGTAAGGTTAGGTATGCCTAGTCTTTTCGCCCACCATTCGCCAACTTGTTCACGCCATTGACGAGCATAAGCCGCACGTCCTTCCACAAGATCTCTATCCCAACCAAATATTGTGCTAACAGCATCTTTAAGTGTGCCAGCAAAACTGTCACGTCTGTAACCATGAAAATTTACCAAGTAGTCTGCAATCGTGTCTTTACCTGAACCGATAAGTCCCACGATGCCTATAATTTGTTTTTGCATCTAGTTATTATAAACTAAAGTCGTATTGAAGTCTAGCCTGTAACCCACCACATTGGTGTACTTCCAGCGTAGTAGTTTTGTATTTCTAACTCGAGTCGTTCCATTTCTGCGTTTGCTTCACCTTTAAGGCTAGCACCATTTAGTGACGTACCACCTTGTGGTCCTGCAATCTGAGCAAACTTTTCTCTGGCTTCACCTAGCATGTGTTTTGACAATGCTAGTGCATAATTTTGCACCCAGGGAAAAATCATATGGTCGTTTAGCATTGTTATATCAGGTTTGTAGTTGTATGTCCACAATAAAACATCTTCGCCGTCTTGTGGTATCTTACGCACAATAGTAAGTTTTTTTGTGCTTCTATCAAATGTAAAGTTTATAAATCCACCAAACATTTTCATTGCTAATTCTTGGTATTGTGTAAACAATTCATAGTTTAGCAAACCACCGACTCTACCAGCAACTAACATATAAGTGTTTAAGTAACCACTTGCGAAGGGTTCGAACTGACTAGCAGTAGTACCTGTTACACTACCAATACCACGTCTAAACACTTGGCGTACTTCTTGCACTTCACTAGGAAGAATATATTCCTGTTGCTCTTTATTTAGACTTAGAAATGAATAACTCTCTTCTTGTGAGTTATCAGCACGTTGTCTAAAACGTATAAGAGCATTGTTAATTGCTAAGTCGTAGTGTTCTTTGTCTAGTTCTACATCAACCATTTGACCACCTAGTCTAAGGTTAATATAGTTCTCTATTTCTTGTCGCTTTTCTATTAGTGTGGCCATCTTAAAATCCTGTTACATGTATTTATTGTACATGCAACAGAATTGTGTCTGAGTTTATCCTTCCGTTTAATGCAATTTCCACACTCTTGATACCGTTTAAGAACTTACGTTTAGCGGCTTTACTGCTACCTGTAAACTCTGGCAGTTGTCTCTCGGGCTTACGTAGTGTTTTTTGAGTACTTAAATTAGTGTCGTAGCCAACTATTGTTGTACCTTTAACACCTAGTACACCCATGTGAGTATCAGCAACATACTTGCCTAACTTACGTGTCTTAACATTAAACACATAAAGCTCTGTAGCACCTATAACCGTTACAGGATCAACACTTGCAATCTTGTATGTTGTGTTGTCCTTGGCGTATTTCATTTTAGCAACCTGTTTTTGTTTGTTAGGTGCTTTCTTGACCCTAGCAACCTTGACAGCCTTCTTTGTTTTACTGTATGCGTCAATGTCTGCTAGTATTGCCTCTACAAACTCAAAGTATTTCTTATAATCCTTAGCCTGCCAGTGACTGTAACCTTCCTTAAGATCCTCGCAAGTACCTGCTTTGGCTTCTTGCCATTCTGCTAAACGTTCTATAAACGGTTCTGCAATGCCTTTAAGCATATTTTGTGGCACATTTTCTTTTTTAAAATACTCGAATGCTTTAGGATTTAGTTTAGTCTTATCACGTAACTGATCCTGCATTTCCTCAAAATAGCCTACGTGTTCATTAATTTTAAGTTTGATCCTATCTTGTATAGTTAACTGTGGGACTGTGTTTACTGTCTTTTGTTCTTGTTTAATTTCTGTTCTAGTACTACTAAACCTTACGAAGTATTCCTTTAACCCATCTTTCATATGTTTAAGTTGGGTTGCATCTAATATCCAGCCAGATTCCCATGCTCTTGCAACTGCGCCGCAAGTTGTTGGTAACATGGAATCTGGACCCAAACTCACATCAGTTATCTGTTGTTTGGAATATTCTCCTGACTCTTGCATCCATTTAAGTACAACCTTTTTATTATCTTTGTGAGAATATTCATAATTAAAATGGTTGTACATCCTCAGAGATTCTAATCTGCGCTCAGACTCTGTCCACTTTGATTGTTCTTCCTCTGTATACCTTAAGTGTGCTTTCTTTTGTTTGGTTGTTTTGCCTTTCAACGCCATAGTATCCTCACCGGTTTAGTATTAGTTATCAATTAGTATACAACCACTCCTACCAGTTGTCAATCAGCTAAATATAGCAATAAGGACTAAAATAGTGCCCAGACTTAGTTTATGGAAAGACGGTAAGCATACCGCAGACTACAAATTTTTCGATCAAAACATTAATGAAATGTTTACTGTGGGCGGTGTGGGTATTAATGTACACAAGTATTTGGGTCCAAATGCGGCTAGTGGAGAGACTGGCGACCTAGCAGACGCAACTCAGCCAAAATACACAAATCAAAGTGAAAAAAACATACAGGACTTCTTGTTCCTAGAGAACAGAGACCGCAAGTATGATACTAGCATCTACAATATGCGTGGTGTCTACACTCCTGCAAGTCAGGACTTTGATCTAACACAGTTTGGTTTAATGAACGCTACAGATACAGTATTCATTACATTCCACTACAACGAAATGATTAATATACTAGGACGTAAGATCATGAACGGCGACGTCCTAGAGTTCCAAAACTTAGTAGACTATCATCCACTTGACGAGGATATACCTGCCACACTAAAACGCTACTATGTTGTACAAGATGCAACTAGGGACGCACAAGGGTTTAGTGCTAGTTGGTGGAGTCATTTATGGCGTTGTAAAGTTACTCCACTAGTAGACAGTCAAGAATACAAAGATATCATTAACAAGATCAATGCAAGTACTGATGAGGAGTATAATCCAGAAGGTACTGATACAAGTCTGTCAGAGTTACTAAGTCAATATAATAAAAATATTGAAATTAACGATGTTATTATTGCACAGGCAGAAGCAGAAGTTCCAGAATCTGGTTACGACACAAGTAGATTCTACGTTGTTCCTACAGACGAAAACGGTAAGGCACTTAATCCTAAGGGTAAAACTACTGATGACACAAGCCTAGTAGGCGACGATGCTATCAATAGCACAGACCTGACTCGTGTTACACCGAGACGTGATACACAGGGTTACTTGGTTGGCGATGGTCTAGCACCAAATGGCTTCCCAGTAAGTTCGGGTACTACATTCCCAACAAATCCTGTACAGGGAGATTTTGCATTACGTTTAGACTACAGGCCAAATCGCTTGTTTAGATACGACGGAACACGTTGGGTAAGGTTGAGGACGATGTTAGAACAAGTCTTACACCAGGTGCAAGCAATCAGACACAACGAAGTGGATTTGTTAATAACACTAATACATATACAACTGTTGACGGCAAGACTTATGATGAGCGTCAAGGCCTCAGCGATGTACTTACAGCAAAGGCAGATAACGAATAATGTCTCAAACATTTTTTTACGATGAACAGATACGTAGATTCTTACTACAGTTTATAAGAGTTTTATCAAACTTTGAAGTACAGTTTGGTAAAGATGAAGATGGTACCAGAGTACTACAACGAGTACCTGTACGTTACGGTGACGTAAACAGACAAGGTGCACAAATACTACGTGGTAACAGTGAAAACACTATGGCAAATGTGCCTATGATTAGTTGCTACATAAATGGGTTACAGTATGATAGAGCTCGTATACAGGAACCAAACTTTATTAGTAAGATTGGCGTAAGAGAACGTAAGTACGATCCAGACACCGACAGTTACTTAAACGTACAAGGTGATGCATTTACTATCGAACGTATGATGCCAGTGCCTTACAAGTTAACTCTTAAAGCAGATATTTGGACAAGTAACACCGATCAAAAACTACAATTACTAGAACAAATGCTAGTGTTGTTTAATCCCAGTTTAGAAATACAATCAACAGACAATTACGTTGACTGGACAAGTTTAAGTACAGTAAATTTAATTGACACACTTTGGACCAACAGAGCAATACCACAAGGTATAGATGATAACATAGACTTTGCAACGCTGACAT